GAACTTCAAAGGTACTCGTTCTTCAATGAGTACTTCGGGTTCTTCCATACTATTATAGACTTCAATAATATAGTCCACATAAGCATCGGTGTACTTTTCCATGTCATTAGAGTAAAACTTCGACTGAACTACATCGGCTTTCCGTTCTAAAAATTTTTCTTTGGAAATCTTGCCGAAGTGTAGTCGAAGTTTTAACTCTGCAAGGTCATGCGCTTTCGTACCCTCTTCTGCGTACTCGGAAGTCTTTTTAGGCTCTTTACTTTCGAGTAATGCTGACTTGGTACAACGAAGCCACCGATGAGATGAACTCGGACTAAGGATACTATGCTTATAGGCTGTTTGCATAGTCAATGAGTGTTGCGTAATGCTGTGGGTCAATGTCAGACAACTTGCTACCACCAAGAGCAATATACTTTTGGCGCATCAGTCCTTTGTTGTCATCATTACGGTCAAAAGCACCTTTGATTGCTCTACGTGCCGATTCCATATCAGCACCACTCGCTGACGGAGTAGGATTGTTAGCCGGCGCTTGTTGTTGAGGAGTAACACGAGGTTGCTCTGCCACAGGTGGAGTGGGTGTGCTAACTTTCTGCTTTTGTGCAGATTCAGCAGCAGGGACTTGTGCTGAATACAGTGGTCGCATAGGAGTTGTCTCGCCATTACCGAGTATCTGTGCGACTGATTCTAAAATTGCTATATCACATTTAGCAAAATTAGCGGTGTCAATGGATAAGTTAATTTGCATCGTTACTATTATTTAATTTATTTTTATATAGATTTACTTTCTCTATAAGTAATTCTTCTAATTCTTTTAGGTTCGTACCGTTTTTAATTAATATCTGATTCTCTATAATCTCTTTTCCACTCATTAATAGCCCTATACCTGTGGATTTACTCCAATTAAATACGAACTGTTGATGCTTAAATGACATAATATCATCATCGCTCGGAGTAAAGTTCATATCGGTAGTAGCTATTACTATGGTCTTATTGACTAACTCCTCTATTGCTCTTTCTTCTGAAACAGATAGTACTGCTTCCCCTGCAAGCACTCGCTTCAACTTGTGCTGCGGATGTCTCACATTAGCAAACAACCATTGGGCGAACTCTTTATCAGTCCACCCTGTTAGTTTAATTACTTCTGATAGTCTTATAGTATTCATACGTTCAAAATATTTATGCAAAGTTAGGAAAAATTTTTCAATTTACCAAATTTTTCGGGCATTATTTTTAGGCAATTTTAAGCCCTCTGCTGCAATTTCATATCCAAAGGTTAATGACCTTTGTTCCTATCGTTTTTCTGCCTACGCTTACGAAATATGAACGCATGAGAGGGCTAAAACTCAATCGGGCATCGCACCCCGAACAATACTTTTATCGACCTTGTCAGGAAATACTACTTTCATTCCGCCGGCTAATTTAACCACATCACGATAATAGTATTCGGGCAAGAGTAGGTCTTCTTCGAGTATATATAATTCTGTGAAGTGGTGAGTTATATGCCCCGATAAATATTTATATTCGAGATTCGTTTTTTGATTCTTTGCCAAGAACTCATGAAAGTATGTAAATTCATGAACTAAATCAGTAGGGTTATGCAGAGCGTTTATACTTGATACGTCCTTATCTATTCCAATTAAATGCTTAAAGTTTGGGAGTAGTGTTGTATCTTCGTTCCTTTTACCTCTCGGAAACCACTCACAAGTAATATCAACGTGCTGCGGGCAAGCGATAGATACAGTAACATTAGTAAAGTACTTTCTTCCTGTACCAACACTACCACGACTGCGAATTTCGTAGAACAAATCTACAAATGCTTCGTTAGCACTATAATATTCTTTTGCTATCATGCTTTTCTTCTAAATGGTTGTTTTCCTTGTGGACTATCTTTACGATTGTACTTATCGTACTGTCGTTTATTATCCCTACGTTCAACATCTTGTTTAAGACGCTCAATTTCATTCGAGTTTAAACGTTTCATTTATTTGAAGTCATCATTTTGTTTAAGAACTCGTCCTTGTCGCATATACTCTTAGCGATACCGTAAAGGTCAATCCAATCCTTTGGTCTGTTTGCTTTCCGTTTGAACTCAAAAGACCATTCGGGTAGAGTAATATCCAAACCGCATGGAGTAGTTAAGTGTTTAACTCTTACTCCGCTCTGTGTATAGGTAGAGAAGAAATCGACCTTGATATTACCAAACTGTGTAATACCAATCAATCCTATCTCTGCTTCCGAGTACTTATCACATTTGGTTTTCGCCGGTGATGCTTCCATGAGTTTACGAATGAGTTTCTTCGATTCTTCGCTTGGATTTACTAACAGTATATCCAAATCATTGTAGTTCTTGTATAGTCCTACTGCGTGTAGTGCCATACCACCCGTTACCAAGAATTGGTCGCACTCTAATAATGTTTTGAAGTGTTTAACTGCATCAGAGTATTCACGATGCTTACTTTCTTGAAGACCAACAATTATATTAGTGGTCTGCTTTTGTAGATTTTGTTTCTGTTCCATTTTTTTTAATATTATGCTGCTTTGTTTATAAATATCCAATCCATTTCTAAAAATAATTCATAGAGTTCTGCATACTCATCGAAATAGTTAAACCATTCAAGTATCCACACTTGCGGACTGCCTCGATACATATATATCTTATACCTGTCAAACATTTCGAGGTAATCCATAACGTCCATGATACACTCCTGTTTTATTGGCATTTCAAGTCCTATTTCGATGTCGGTACTCATTCCCAAGATACTTTAATGTATGTATCGTAGTCCTCAATCTCATATCCTGCATCGATGAGTTCTGATTCTAAGTCTTTACTCATCGAATCTTTTCCGACAGTCATAGAGTACTTATATCCTTGTACTGCTTTTTTTACAGCGGAATTAAATAGGCTTATTTGAATAGCAAGACCTTTGATGTTTTGCTCCGTTGCTTCTCGCGCTGCTTGCGCTTTAATTAGTTCTGTTTTCATAATGATTCAAAGTCTTTATCAAGTTGTTCTAACTTAGTATTCAAGCACTCTCTGAATAGCGGTATTAGCCAAGTCATATCAAATTTATCGTACTCATTTGTATAAGTGAGTTTAGCTTGTTGGTCTTTAAGATTCTCATCGGCTTTCTCATACGCTTGTATGTCAGCTAATATACTCTGACCTTTTTCTAATTGTTCTTTTGTCATATCTTATAATATTTAAGTTTGTGAGTATAAAAGATATTCTCTACGCCATTATACCCATGTTTTAGTCAAGGTTTTAGTGGACAACAAAAGTTTACTTCTTCATTTGCTCAATCTTGATGTCTGCCTTTGCGTTTACTGTTTTTTTGTATGCTGAATAATGAGGACACCCTATCATAGTACCAAGTATTAATAGTAGTATAAATGATAATATAACTATTAATCCGCTTGCGTGTAGTGCCATACTTCCGTTCTCATCTTTACTTATCAATTTCATTGTAGTAGTATATCTTCTATTTTGTTTAACCATTCTTTATTTATAGTACTCCATAACTGCTCATCGCCGGCTGGCGGTATAAATGCTTCGGTAATGTAGTACTCCGGTTGTGCATAACGTAAGAGTGTACTAATACCTACTGTTTCTTCTTCTCGATATATATTTTGTTCATCAAAGAGTTGTACAAACAAATCTTTTACATCAAACTCAACAAGTAAATCCATGAACGCAATAGCGTATTCCCTTTTACTTTCATTAACCCATCGAGTTAGCCAACAGTCGAACTGCCTCGCACCGTTTGTTACTTTGCACCAAGCCATTTCAATATCCACGTACTAACTGCGTAAACAATCCTGTTACTAATCCTTGATATAGTAAGTACACAATCACTCCGCATATTATTATAAAGTAAAAGAAGTAGAGTAGTGCGCCACTTGTTACTGAACTACCGTCCTTTTGTGCTGACAGTGCGCCAATTATACCGGCAAGCATCGCCGCTATAATAAATAGCATTATGAATATTAGTACTATCATAACTATAAACTTATTAATCCTATTACTATAAAGGCAAATAATACTGCAAGTAAAGGCGACAAAGGTAGTAATAGTGCCATTCCTAAGTTCATGCCGTCATTCTTCTCTTTCTTTGAGAATATACTAATAATCATAAAGGGTATAATCATTAGTACCTGTCCAAGATAGTTTTTATTCATACAAACCCACTTTATAGTCGGTATAACATACTCCGTTTTGCCATATACGTTCACTACCATTGCGGAGTAACAGTCCATAATGTAGTCGTCCCATAAGTAATAAAGTATCTTTGCTGTTCGTGGTTTCCCACTCATCGCAGCCGGATATGTACGTTCCGTCCGCTTGTAGTATGCAAACCCCGATGCGCTTCTGTATGCTCACTCCCTTTGGTAGTGGCTCGCCAAACTTGTAAAGTTGTCCGTTGTGTTTCTGTATCATAATCTTTTGTTGTTAGTGTATCGTATTAATAAGTAGTCGCCAAAAGGCACATTTTTACGTGCGCTTGTACTTAACGCCAATGCGCCTTTTGGTTCTATCTGTGAGTATGAAAGGTATCACTCCTCGCATACCCTTTTGTATATGCGCACCGTATCACTACGATACGCACACAAGTAGTTAATCAATAAATATTATACTATGTCCAAACTCATTATTAACTTAAATGTGAGTAAGGGCGGCGCAAACCTACCCTTACCCTGCCCGGACTATTAGTCCAACAAATCTTCGCACGGCTCAACTTGTTCGAGACGTGTTGTTCGGAGTTTGCCATGCGTACCGTCTTGATTGATAGTCTTAATAAAGAGTACCCACTTTCCGGAGCGGTTGTCAATATCGGCGTTTTGAACGTGAACATTTATCCCGCTTTCTATTTCTCTCATCGTACTGCCGATGATACTTTCGTCAAACTTTTCAAGTTCGGGCAACTTAGCCAAGAACTCCGCTACCTGCTTTCTTTTTCGCTCGACAACGTTAGCCACACTGAATGGTTCTAATTTGGGCAGGTTTGACTTCCAAACTAATTGGCTTTTTAGTGCTTTGCACTTCGTTTCCAATTCTTTTACTAATGCTAACTTAGTACTATCGCCCAACGCTTTCGCTGCTCTACGGACAAGCACTATCGCAATAAAAGCCATGTCCTGCGCATCTTTGTCGCCCGCTGTGTTGATTTCGCCGGTGCTTGCGGGTGCTACTTCCAAAAAGTCCTCAATAATGGGCAAATTATCCTCTATTTGGTTTACCAACTCGATGCGTTTTGCTTCACTCATTGACTGCCCGCTCTCTTTGACTGCTTCCCTTGCAGCCCTCGCCTTTTCTATCCTTTCGGCTTCTTCTGCTCTCTTTTTTGCCAATAACTCGGCAACGTATTGCCTGTTGCGCTCCATAGGACTAAATTCTACGGCGTTATCTTCGCCTCTTACTCTTTTTTCCATTTTTGTAAATATTAATTTGTTTATACTCTTTATAAGAATTTCATTGTACAAAGGTAAGTATTTTATTTGAAACTACCAAATTATTTTTGAAATATTTTTTCACTTTTTTGCTAACTTGTTGAGATTTAATTATATAAATCTATATCAAAACCGAAGTTTTTTACAAAATATACTGCATCTTCAAAATTATTAAATTCAGGATGTGCGAATCCTTCCGGCTCATAGAATTGCCTCATTTTCCCTCCATTTGGTAGTATATAATCCTCTGGTAATACTATATCCACGATAAAATATGTATTAATTTTTTCAAATATACTAAAAGGTATAGTCATAAATTCTAATACTCGTATATTGCTAACTACTGTATATGTCCGATGTATCGTTTTACCTTGTTGGTTTACCGTAATAATATGCTTAAAATAGTACTCATTATTATATAATAAATCACCGTTTTCGTTTAATTCTACGTAAATATCCACAATACCCGATATATCCGGTTTACAGAATAGTATGTTTTTAATGTTTTTAGCCATAATTTAATTTATTTTTTGTGAGCGCAAACGGTATCACTCCTTTTGCGCCCTGTCGGTACTCCTTATAATAGGGAGTGTTTACAACTCATTTGTGAGTTCGCTATGGCAACGGCTACAAACGTATGTATGTACGTTGTTACCTTTGCGCTGTGTGTATTTGCGCTGTGTATCGTGACAACCCCAACAATACCCGATAAAACCGCACAATACACAAAAAATTAGGATAGGAAATAATAAAGCCATGTTATAACGCATCAAAATATTTAGTATTTATAAAAATTCCTTTCTCATTTATTACAAGAAAACCCATGCGCCATACTTTTTCAGTATTTACATCAAAAGTACTACCATTATATTTAACTGTACCCCAATCGCTTTTTAATTTTCGTACCTTTATAAATTTATATTTCATATTATATAAATTTAAAGTTATTTAAAAATGTTATTCTACTGACTGTTTGTCCATTCATGTAGTACTTATAAAAGTACTTACCATTTAAGTTTTTACTTACAATATAAGTAAAATTTTCACCATATATATTTATATATTCATACACACTTTGCATTAAGTAGCCGGTGTCAATTACTTCACGCTTACTTTTTAATGTAGCGTATTTCTTAAATTGTACTAAATTTTTTATCATAATTCAATTTTAAATTTTTTTGGTGATTCTTTCCAAGCACCAAACGTTTCAACATATCCGCCGGTATAATCGTTATTAAACTCAACTTGTTTTAATCTCAATGTAAAACACTTATATTCGTACATTGGACTTTTTACGTCTATGGCAGCCTTATACGCTAATTTAATAGCGTTTTTATCCGCCGTTGTTAAATGGTACTTTCCTGTAATTTTCATAATAATATACTAATTTGTGTTTGTATCATATTCCGGTACAAAGGAGTTTTTACTCTTTTTTGTAATTCTTTAAGCATCACAAGACTATTTTTTGACTTGTTAAATGTTCTCACGAATAAATTGTACTGTTTAATTTCGTTTTTGTCCATGTTATTTTCTTATTAGTGATAAAACATCGTTGTATATGATTTTAAGTGAACCTCGCTCGCAATTTTTGTAAAATTTGGAGCTATCCCTTTTTAATAAAGCACTAAAAACTTCAAAGGTAAACTCATTTCTACTATCTAAGTTCACAATATTCATGAATCCATATATCTCTAAAAAAGTAATTGAATAACTTTTATTCATAATTATAAATATTTAATTGATTAATACTATTTTTTTTAATACTACTTGTAATAAATTGTGTGATCCCAATATGTGACATCAATTAAAGCGGGTTTTACCTCCATTTCATTAAGCCAGAGCAATTCACCGTCTTTATTCTGATATAGTCCTAAACATTCAATTCCTTCTAACACACCGTCTACTATGTTTGCTCTTAATTTTCCGTTCCCGTCTGTGATAGCATAAAACGGGCTGTCAGACATTACTTTAATTCTTTTTTCGGTCTGTAATTCTACCACTGAATTTTTGTATTGTTTCATAACTATAAACATTTTAAGGCTGTACCATTTTATTGGTACAGCCGTTGTTAATACTAAACTAATATTTGCACCCATTTTTTTAATAGAATTCATATTCATTTTGCGATATTCCGGCATTTTCAAGCCGTTGCATCAAATCTTTTGCTAAACCATAGTTGATATTAAGCACTATTTGCCGGCTGTTTTTTCGATTAAATTCGAGTTTACACTCCTTCAAAATTTTTTCAAAGATGCTGCAATTTCGCACTAATTTAAAAGAATAGATAAATTCTGTTTTTTTTGCCCCTTGTAGTGTTTTTTCATCATAACGGCACGGTACTAATCTACCGCTATTTATGTAAGAAAATTGCTTGAAATATTCACAGAGTTCGCGATAAAATATTAAACTATTTCGCGTATCTACAATTGATTTAAATGACGATTGATGCTTGCTTGTCGTATTACTGAAGAACTTTGTACATTTGTTTAAAACCGTCCTACCTTCTCCGTATCCAATGGGCGTATTATATGAGTAAATTATAAACCTGTCGTCATTAAAACGTTTGACAGTAATGTTTCCGGTACTCTTATACCTATGCGTGGAGTAAGCAAGGTAATTATATATGTCATTACCTTGTCCATCTTGTCCTGCGATGTACGGACTTGTTCCGTCGCCATCTCTCATTTTTACCAATTTTGAAAAATCTAAATTTTGCATGATTTAAATGTTTAAATGATTATAAAATTATTACTTTTTTTGATTCATAAATTAAATCCAAAACCCTTTAATTGATGTATCAATGTGTTTTATTTTGTTTTGAAAAAGTGACGCCCTTACCATTGTAATCAATTGGTACGCCTTTGGTAGATTCTGAGATTCGATGAAGGGAAACGTTGCTAAAACTTTTCTTTTAAAATTTGGTGTAAGTAAATTTAGCAAATCGGTTGTCGATTTAACTGTTTCAAGAAGCCTTCTTGATTCCTTTGTAGCTGCTTTCATTGTGTTTAATTTTAATTGATTAATACTAATGTTAAAGGAAGAACACAGTACTCTCGTCCGTTTCATTGTTATAAATTCGTCCGTTATTTAAATTTGTGTCATAAAATAAAACTGTGTACTCCATGAATGTTGCGGTTAAGCCGTCCACTTCGTTCAAGTCATTTTGTTTATTTAAAGACGCTTTAACCGCTTTAATCGCCTTTAATTCGTTCTCTGTCATGACGGTCTGTTCGGTCTGTTCGGTCTGTTCGGTCTGTGCGCCGGTTGACAATACTTCTACTACTGAATTCCTGTTCATGAACCGTTTACAGTTAATCCCTTTTAGGTCATTCGTTAATAGGACCGTGTTGTTTGCATCGTTGCAAGTTACTTTGTAAGTTTTCATTGTGTTTAATTTTAATTGATTAATACTTTTGCAAATTTCGGGCTTTTAATTGATACTGCCAAACAATTTTAGTTAATAAGTGTTAATAATTAAAAGATTTTTTGTTAATAATTGTTAAATCTTTTTGTAAGTAGTACAACCGGTTTAGTAGTAAGGTTTTAGATAGTAGTACGAAATGAAATGTGGGTGTGTGGGTGTGTACTCTTTTGGGTGTGTGGGTGTGTACTCTTTTGGGTGTGTGGGTGTTAGCTTCCACACCACACAAAAAAACAACCGAAAAGGTAAAACACTCTAAACCATGTTCACCGGTTTGCTTGTTCTATACTATTTTTATTTTTAAAAACGTTAAAGATTGTTCGGTTGTACTATTTTATCATTCAAACTCATAAACCAGCAAACATTCGTAGCAACTTTATAATTTAGATTTTTGGCGGGAGTAGGTCGGGGGAATCACCCACAAAAATTTTCCGCTACAAAAACTAAAACGCACTTTTCCGCACGGTTCTCGACAAAAAAGAGTACACACTAAAAATACTAACTTAACTCAAAATTAATCAAATACTCTTTTTAACATTCATTAACTATGAAAAAATGATGCATAGTACGCAACTTTTCTTTGAAATCACTTTTGGTGTTAGTATCAAAAATAGGAGTGCGCAACAGAAAATCAAAAATACTACAACGCCAAAATGGTACAGTGATTTACTTTTAAATGTTAAAAAGTTGTTAATTTCAATATTATGAGCCATAACTTGCTGTAAATGAGGTTTTTGTACAGTGAGCATTTTTTCAAAATCTTTTCAACGTTAAAAGCAGTTAATTTCAATTTTTGAAATACGTAACTAACTAATATACAATATCTTACTAAAAGTCAGAGCATAGTACAGTAACAGTTAAAAAATGTTAATTCAAATGTTAATGGTTGTTAATTTGAAATGTTAAAAATCCTTAACGGCTTGTAACTCACTATAACATAGCGGATTAACATTTTTTAAGGTACAGTGAACATTTTTTAACACTCCTTACTGTACCACTGATTATCAACGAGTTACAAAAACCCAATTTACTGTACCATTTTCACTGTACCACTGATTATCAACGGATTAACATTTCTTAACAAAAATTAGATTGCCCATAATCAAGCAGTTACGAGGGGGGTCGTACAGTAATCGTTTTTAAATTCGAGTTTACGTAGAAAAGCAGCGTTTTTCAGCACTTTTCAGAAAAGTTGAAAATTACTTCTTGAAAAATGCTGCTGCCAGACCCCTATATAGGAAAACCCGTTTACTGTACCGATTTGGGCTTAACTCATTGATAATGAATGGTACAGTGAGAATTGTCCAAAAATTCACTGTACCGATTTAGCCTTATCCCACTCAGCCTCAACAACTTACATCAATTTAATGTTTTTTAACATTAAATAACTGAAAATTTATTTCAAATTATTTGCATATCTCGAAAACATTAATTACCTTTGTACCTATCTACACAATAGGAACGCCCCCATATACTTAAAGAAATGAAAATATCCCAATCCCCAATAGGTCTGAAACCAAGAGCAAGCATTAGCGAAAGAGAAATCTTAGAAATCGGTACTGCGCTACTTATACACATGACAGACCCGACAAATTTGTACATGGACGACTTCCTTATGAATGAAGAATTGTACAAAGACGATATATTATACTTTATAGATATGTCGCCGGCTTTTTATAACCTTATTCGTAAAAGTGAGGAACGGCAAACGCTCAACATTGAACGTGCAGTAAATGAGGGAAAGTGCAAGCCGACAGCATTATCGGTTACTAACTCCAAATACCTTTCCACAGCGGATAGGTTGGAAGCAGAAGAACGTAGAAGCAACAAGTTCGGTTTGAATCAAAGGGACTATGACTTCACAGTACAGTTCTATGAGACAAACGACAGACTGCAAGCAGCAGTAGATATTCTTAAAAAGTATAACTTTATTACTCCATCGAAAGAAGATGCGACATACTTCGCAAAACAGACACTTAAAAAAAGGGGTGTACAGGAACTTGTGAAGCATCTTAACCAAAAAGCCTTAGAGAAGTCAAAAATAAGCAAAATGCGGATACTTAACGAAATGGCACATATTGCGTTTCTTGACCCACGAGACTATTTCGATGCAGACAACAGACTTATACCGCTAAGTAAACTCTCGCGGGAACAGGCGGCAGGGATTAAGAGAGTTAAGACTATTGAGAGGCAGGATGGCAGTACATCATCAGAGATAGAGTTCCTAAGCAAACTCTCCGCTTTAACAGAGCTTGACAAACACGCAGGTCTTTACAATGACCCATTGGAAGATGAGGGCGGTGCTTCATCGAAGAAACCCGTAGTTACGGTTAATTTCAACCGTTACTCACAAACGAACATAAACACAGCCGAGCCGATAAAGTCAGTCGAAGAGATTGAGTTCGAGGACGTGGACGGCGAGACGATACAGGATGATGACTTTTAACTTCAATGAAATATTTGAGCCGGTGTTCTTTGCGGATAATCGCTACATAGACATTTGGGGCGGCAGGGGTCGAGGTGGTTCACACTTCGGCACAGACTACTTTTTGTTTAAGATGATACAACCACAGTACTTTCGTGGGTACTTCATACGTGAGAAGTTTAGCGATATACGACACTCATTGTACCGGGACTTTCGGGACAGGATAGATGAGAATCCGAGTATAAGACTAAGCGACTTCCGCATAAAGGACAACGAGATGTACATAAAGTACTTACCAAACGGCAATGAGATAATATCAAGGGGTGTTGCGAGTGAGGGTAAACGGACGGCGAAGATGAAGTCGCTTGCAGGTGCTACTAACGTCCTTATCGAAGAAGCAGACGAGTTAGGGGAAGCGGACTTCAACCAAATGGACTTATCGCTTCGTACTATTAAGGCAGAGAAGGTAGAGATAATGCGCATCTTTAACCCGCCACCAATACGGCATTGGATATGGAAAGGGTACAATCTTACTCCTATTAAAGCGATGAATCCGTTTACCCGGAAGAATGTCGAAGTACATAAAGCAGTTCCGAAGTCGGACAGGGATATACTCTCTATTCATAGTACATATAAAGATAATTTGATAAACTTGCAGGCAAGTACTATCAGTCGTTTCGAGCAGTTTGCAGAAGAAGATGAGCCGTACTACTTCAATCAAGTAAAGGGCTATATAATAAATACGGAAAAAGGACAAATCTACACTCGTTGGAAGCCAATATCGCTTGCTGACTACAATGCTTTAATACTTCCACGAGTGTATGGTTTGGACTTTGGTTATTCGGAAGACCCTAACGCATTAATTGAGATGAAGTACGACGGTAGGCGCAGATTCTGCAAGGAAATGATATATGAGACTGATTTAGACGATTTACAACTTGCAATGAAGCTAAGAGACGTTGGCATCACTCCGAATGACTTGATACTCGCCGATTATGGTAATGGTGGGGACGTAAGGATTGCTAACCTAAGACGTGGTTGGGGGAATCAAGTCAGCAATTATGCTGACCTGCGATTCAACATACACCCTTGTATCAAAGGACGTATTAATGCAGGGATAAATCAAGTAAAGACGTGCCATAATTACTACGTTGAGACGAGTAGTAACCTCATAACCGAGATAATGAAGTACAAATGGGCATTAGATTCGGATAAAGTGCCGACAGATACTCCGATAGATAAGTACAATCACTTACTCGATGCAAGGCGGTACGCAGAATTAGGAAAGGGGAGAGTATGGTAATTGGATTAGTTGATAGTGAAGATACAGGATTTCCTAATTTGGCACTTATGAAAATATCACAGCACCATAAGGATAGGGGACATTTAATAGAATTTGTAGATAGTACAAAATTATATGACATTATTTATATAAGTAAAGTATTTACGCATACAGAGGACATTTCAAAGCAATATGATAGTAAATGCGATTTATTAATCAAAGGCGGTACAGGTTATGATATGACAAAAACTCTACCGGAAGAAATAGAAAATACTTATCCCGATTATTTTTTATATCCAATAAATAAAAAGTATGATTGTAGTACTTCATACGGATTTTTAACAAGGGGGTGTATTAGGAAGTGTAAATGGTGCATAGTTCCGATAAAAGAGGGTATGACGTATCCCTATTGGGATATACAAGAGGTTTTAGGAACAAATAATAAGGCGGTATTAATGGATAATAATGTACTATCTATTGATTATGGGATTAAACAGATAGAAAAAATAGTAAAATTAAAATGTAAAGTAGATTTTAATCAGGGTTTAGATGCTCGAATAATAGCGAAAGATAAATCACTACAAAAACTATTGTCAAATGTAAAATGGATTAATAATTGCATAAGGTTAGCCTGCGATTCAGATAGTATGTTTCTACACGTAAGTAAAAGCGTAAAAGGATTAAAAGATGCGGGATTTAATATAAGTAATATTATGGTTTATGTATTATTGACGGAGTTTAATAGCAGTTATGAAAGAATTATAAAATTAAAGGAATTAGGAGTAAAACCGTTTGCACAGCCGTATTTGGATTTATGTAATAGAACAATAGTACCGCAGTGGCAAAAAGATTTAGCAAGATATACTAATATGCGAGCAATATTTAATTCATGCAGTTTTAGTGAGTACGAACCAAGAAAAGGATTTAAATGCGAAAAACATATAAGGGGTAATAATTACGATAATTATTTGTTATACAGTTAAAAATAAGTCCTAAAAAATTTGGTAGTTTCAAAATAAAAACATAACTTTGTACGATATTATATACATACACTAAATGGAATATCTTATAAATATCGCCTGTATGTCTCTGTTTTCGGCGTTTATGCTCTGTTTCGGGTATAAAGCGGGCGTTGTAAATAGATTATGCGGGAATAGATACAGGATAATACGGGAATTTGCCTCCTGTGAGTTTTGTTTGTCATTTTGGATGAATACCCTAATAGCATTAATTATAATGGCTTATTCGCAGGATTTAGGGTATTTATGGACACCTGTAATTACAACTCCAATAACGAGAAAACTTATAGCATGAGCGTTTTAAGCGGAATTAGGGACTTTTTCAGTTCGACATGGACATTGCAGAGCCGAAAAGTAGATTTTTTCAGCCACTTTAACGCTTCGGGCATGGGTATCCACGTCAATCTGATGACAGTATTCGGGCGTTGGCAGGTGTACAAGAAGTGTTCACCTATACTAACAGTCATTGACAGGCTCTCGACAGCAATAACAAATGGTCATTGGAGTATAGTCGATTTGAAAGGAGACCCAAGTACTAAGTATCCACAACTTGAAAATCTGATGCAGAAGCCGAACTTAATGCAATCATGGAGTGATTTTTTTATACAATTAGATACTTTCAAATATTTATATGGGCAAGCATATATATACGCTGTTGTTCCTGTGGGCATGGATAAAACTAAGACTGCTTCGCTTTGGGTTGCTGACCCACAGTCAGTTGAGGCAGTATGGCAGACGGATGCTAAACTCTATTACGCCTCAGAACTCAAACAAATCATCAAGGAGTACAGAATAAGTCTCGAATCACAGACAATCGCAGTAGAACCCGAACACGTACTCTCTATTATCGATAAAAGAGAGGATATGAATAATCGGCAAGTATCATTTACCGGTGAAAGTAGGCTCAACTCCTTAGAGAAAGAGATAAAAATAGTCATGCAAGCGCAGGAAGCGATACTCGAATTGAATACGGATAGAGGTGCAATGGGTATTTTGACTAACAAGAAGCGAGACCAAGTAGGTAGTATAGCCATGACACCGGAAGAAAAAGCCGATTTACATAACGAATATCGTAGTAAGTTTGGTATTACTAAGGGACGGCATAAGGTAATGATTACCGAAGCTGATGTTAATTGGCAAGCAATGACTTTCAGCATAAAGGACTTGATGCTATACGAGGGGATAAAGGAGTGTTTAGAACGTATATTCGATACTTTTAACTATCCTTTTGAGTTAATGAGTAACAGTAAGGATACTACATTTGCAAATAAGAATGAAGCGAAGAAGTTTTTATACCAAGATAATATTATACCGGCGGCTCAAAAATATGCTGAAATATTTACTACGTTCTTTGGACTTACTGATGCCAAGTTTAAAGTGGACTTCTCACACGTTGAGTGTTTACAAGAGGGTATCAAAGAACGTAACGAAGCGAAAAGAGCTTTGGCACAGACGTATCATACTATGTTCCAAAATGGTATAATAACTCGTGAGGAGTATCGTAAGGAAATGGGTATGGCTGAGCAAATACTTGGAAGTACGTTTGTTACTGATGAAACAAGAACGGGAAATAGTGTACGAATAACACAAAGTTGATATGAGCAAGATATTAGAACGTAAAGAGCAAAGAGGTGATAAGACTTTCTTTAAGTTTATCCCTGCGACAGGCTATAAAAGAATATGCGATGACGAAGATAAAAAAGTCATTCGTTGCAAGGTAGCCTCATTTGGTACGAGAGATAGCGACCACGACATATTAATAAAGGGTTGTTTCTCGAAGTCTATTCAAGAACGTGGTGCGAGTAGCAGTACTAATCGCAAATTAGCGTTCTTGTGGCAGCACGACATGAGAGACCCAATAGGATTACCGCTTAAATGGGAAGAATTGGAAGACGGACTTTATGCCGAAGTACAATTATCCAATTTTGATGCAGTACCAAATGCAAAACGTACATGGTATCAGTTAGAAGACGGTACTCTCAACCAATTTAGTATTGGATTCCAATATATTTGGGACAAAATGGAATACGATGAAAATTTAGATGCTTTTATAGTAAAAGAGGTAAAACTTTGGGAAGCATCAGTAGTAACACAAGGTGCAAATGAATTTACAGAGTTTATGGGCGAAGTATCAAAAAACTTCGATGGTTTTGAAGAATCCTTAAAGTCAATGGATAAGGAAACATTAAACAAAATAAAGCAAATAGTAGAAGCGCAGTTAGCCGAGCCGGGCGACCACTCACTACAAAGCAGTATGTTTGCTGATTGTATTAAATATTACACTAATTAAAAAATTAAGAAAATGGAAAAAGTACAATTTGTTATTCCCGATGAATTAAAGAGCAAACTTGGTGCTGACCAAACTAAGGGTTTGGAAGCATTAGGTACTCACGTTAATTCATTATTTGAGGAGTATAGTAAAAAGCAGATTTCCGCTTCTGATTTTGAAAAGCAGGTTAAAGAAATATTTGTAGGTGAAATGAAGTCTATGGATATTACTGCTGATAAAATGAAAGAAATTAACCAAGTACTTGAAAAACAGGGATTGGCTATACAGGAAATTAAAGTAGGCGGCGGGGTTGGAAGTAAAGGGCAGTCAGCTGTTAAGATACTAAAAGACCATTGGGAATCCGATGCTATGAAGAGTATTGTTAAGTCTAAATCGGGTTTTGAACTTGAAATACCACTCAATGTAAAGGCTGTTGGTGGTACAGGTCAGATGTTTACTAACCCGAACTTAAATGGTGCTGCTCAATCAATCAATATGCTCATGCCCTTTGAAATTATACCGGGTATTCAAGAAATACCATACGAAGAGCCGTTGCTGTTCAATACTTTGGTTAAAGGTAGTACTAACGCAGTACACATACTGTGGGTAAACCGTAGAAATCAAGAGGGGCACGCAATATTCTTAGGCGAGGGCGACTTGAAGCCGTTGATGAATTGGGATTATAGCTCGGAAAGTGCAGCACCTAAAAAGGTAGCCGTTGCTACCGAAGTAACTACTGAAATGCTTACTGACTTCTCTTATATAATGTCTGAAATAGACAAGATGCTCAAAAGAGAACTTTGGCGTGAAGTAAATGAGCAGTTACTCAATGGAGACGGAACAGGGGATAATCTAAGAGGTATTGCACTCGATTCATCGCTGTATGTTGGGACAAGTTTAGACGGTACAGTATCGACCCCAAATGATGCCGATGCTATTGTAGCTTGTATGTTACAGCAAAGATTACTTGGATTCCGTCCAAATGTACTTTTTGTACATCCGGTAATGAAGTATCGCATTACATTAGCGAAAGATACTATCGGTCGTTATATGTCATCCGAAATAAATGCTCTGTTAGCAGGATTGAGAGTAATTGACACTATCGAAATACCCGATGATAAGTTCTTATTATTGGATGCAAGTATGCGTGATGTTCTTGTAAAGGATTCATTACGTTTAGATTTCGGTTGGGTCAATGACCAATTCCGTAGAAATATGGTTACTGCTCTCGTTGAAATGAGATTATTCTCGTTTATGAAAAGTGTAAATATGGGTTCTTGTATTTTTGAAGAGTTTGCAACAGTAAAAACTGCTTTGGCAATATAACATTTTAATAATATAAAATCATGGCAGACGTAAGCGAAAAAAAAGACAAAGGCGAAGTAATTAACCTTAATAAAGGTATTGCTGTAATTGGTACTGAAAAAAGTAAGTACTACGAAAAGGGAAAGGAGTACATTGTACATCCTAAATTAGCAGAAAAATTGGTAAAGAAAGGCATCGTTACTAAAAAATAACTACTATGCTTATAGACCATACTTTTTTCGTAGGCAAGTTAGCACTTCCGATGAACGCAGTATCATTTAGCGATACTGCTACATCGGGTGTGGCTCTCGCATTGCAAACAGTTGGGCAGAATAATATCGAAAACTTTGCGGATTATTATGAGTGGGAGTTTCTTCGCACGCTTCTTAGTCCGTCATTAGCCGAAGCATTTATAAAAGGATTGTCAGAGGCTACGATAGACCCGATATGGATTGCGCTTAGGGATAAGTTGGTCTTTAAGATTGGTAGATTAAACATTTCGCCGATTGCCAACTATGTTTATTGTTGGATAAAGAGAAATGCACGTACTAAAACTACGATAGCCGGTGAAGTTGATTTGAATTTTACTGACGGATTAAATACTGACAGTTCCGATAAGGAAATAGTCGCATGGAATGAAATGGTACAAATGAATGAGGAGTTTTTGGTATGGTTTGCGAACAACCACGAAGACTACAAAGACCATTTAGACTATCATTGGTTTGATGACCAATTTTTTTATTGGGGATTTTTAGAGATAGGTATTATACCGCTCGGTAAAAGAGTAAAATTAAGTAGGAATATTGAGGGTTTACTAACAAGAAATAACTCGTTTTTCTGATGATTAAACAGATTAACATAAGCTCGATAGAGATAATAGGTGCAATGGTTTATAGGACTATGCTAAAACTTAATGAAAATCAAGAGTTTTTAGACAATCTTGTAAAGTATAAGTTTTCCGATATAGTAACAAGTAATGGTAAGTTACATTTATGGCACTTTCCGGGTACTATGGAAGAAATAGCAGCTACTATGCAATATCTTGGGCAGCATCAGAAAGGGCAAAGTCTTAAATTTCCTGCTTTCTTAAACTTTCAACAGATTTACGAAAATTTAGGCAAAGTACCCGGTCAAACAGAGATTAAGTACTCCTTAGCCATAGCTTCATTAGTAGATGATGATTGGACTACCGAACAGCGGGACGAGAATTTATTTCGTTACCTACTTCAACCTATTTACAATGAGTTTATGCGACAACTTGGTATTTCACGATTATTTGCTATACCACCAAGCGGCATCAAACATACTCGAATTAGAGTATTTAATAAAGGTGCAGCCATAAAGGTTTCAAGTAGAATTGGTGAAAGTACTCCCGAAGTTATCAAAGCATTATATGGCGACTACATGGACTTTATCCAATTATCAAATTTTACTCTCAATTTACTCGATAACAGTTGTATTCCTGTTCAAGACTTATTGCGAGAGCAAAATCAGTTAGTAACAAAAGAAATAAAAAATATTTTACAATTATGAAAGGTTTTGTAGCAGGTACTTGCGCCGTTGGCGATGTACCACACACCAAAGTAGGTAGTTGTGCTTTATTTGCGGGAACTCCCGCAGGTCTTGTTTTCCATGACAAGAATCACTCGTTCTCTATGGATTCTGAAACGTTCAATCAAGAAATACTTGCTGCTATGTCGGCAATAGGTATGGGCAGGGCTTTCCCTGTTACTGAGGGTATCGTTGATATGAGACCAACGGGAGGTGATGTACGCACACAACAAGAGGGATTTGGCCCGGAAAATCCAAATGGACTTAATGCACTACGTGAAACTTATGTAATCACGTCCGGAGGTATTTGTTTGTACAAACAATTAGCGAAACTTAGCGGTCGTCAAATGAGGGTATTCTTGATTGACAATGCTAACTCTATCTATGGTACTGTTGCCGATGTTGTAACAGGTGTAAACATCACAGAAGAACGATTTAGAGGTTACTTAGTAACTGTGTATGTACGTCATCGTAGAAATACAGGTACTCAAAGTGGCGCTATCGAGATTGACTTGTTCTACGATGCGAAGTTTGAAGCAGAAGAAAAGAATACTCACTCCACTATCCTTGATGTGGCATTAGAGGGTATCTCTGGTCTTATCTTAGTACCGGGAAGCGCACCAAGCAATGCGAAAGTACTTATTGCTTGTTCTGCGGATGATGTTACTGCGTTTTATGGCACGAAATTGGCCGACCAGACACTGTACAAACGGAAAGACGGTACGGCTATAACGAATGTCGTGTACGCAAATGGCGAAATTACCTTTACTCCGGCAACGGCAGGTGGTCAGTATCAACTTGAAACTGCCGACAAGTTTGAAGCAGCCACTATCTTGGGGGTTGAGGGCGAAAACGTTTGGACTACTTTACCATAATGAAACTCACTTTTGGCGACAAGGCTATCGGAATTAATGTTGAGTATTATAAGAAGCACAGCAAAACGAGTGCAGACTTCGTAAACAACGTTACCAAAGATACTTCAAATGTTGCCATACAGTTAGGAATAACGGCGGACAAGTTCAAAGATGCAGTAGGATTGTTAGCAAAAGGATTGTATCCCGATGTAAGGAATACTACTCCATCGATTGAAGTAAAAAAAGAAGTATGACGTTTTTAGAAGTGTATAATGGGGTTAATAAGTTCTACGATGATATTGCAAATATCATTGCTGATATATTGACATCGCACCAAGACTTAATAATAGATTTGGTGAAAGAACAATTACTATCAGGTCGGGATTCCGACAATAACCTATTAGCCCCAGAGTACCTTAATGACCCGCATTTTAGGAGTAATAAGCGGTCTGATAAACCTAAGAAGAAAGGTCAAAAGAGTGCAGCAGAGAGATACTTTGACAAGAAAAAGGAACTCGAAGATAAGCACAATAAGATGAAAAAGTTTGGGAATTTATTTGATACTAAACCGGAGGGAGTACCCAACTTAATAGTAAATGGTAATTTCCATGAGGGTATATATATTAATATAATGGGTCAAACTTATGTAATAGATTCAACCTATGAAGATTCTGATGCTATACAACGTAAATATAACTATCGAGTTCTTGATTTGAATAAAGTATCAATAGATAAACTAACAGAGTTGATAAGACCAGAGTTAGTAAAAGCGTTAAACGATAGATATGGATAAGAAACCATGTGATTGCATTAAACAACACGCAACAAAATATGATGAACTCAAAAAGTCGACACAGCAAGCAGCAATCGAAAAAGGCGAAGTCTTTGTTCTCGTGGTTTACGAAAAAGAACAAAAGGAAATTCTCAGTGCCGAAAGATTTAAGTGTTGGTATGACCAAGAGCCACGTATTGGAAGAATCATTGAGTACATTTACGGATAAGACTTGTTACGATATTACATATAAAGAGTTTGTAGATTTTATATATGATGACAATAAGAATGATAAAGACAAAGAAGAAGCGAGTAGATTAATGGCAGAGTTTTCTGAACTTTGTGGCGATATACGGTCAAAGACTTATTTTAGTATCTATAAGAAGTTATTTTTACTTCGTAGTAGCTTAGAAACATTAGACGTATGCAAAATGGCAGTATGTCATGCAGTAACACAACCAATCATTGATTATCTTAAAAAGCACAATGTGCGTATCACTACTCAAACATTAACTAAGGACATTTTACTACTTATAGACGCTCAAATGCAGCGTATTGCTTTGAAAACAAAAGAAGCGCAAGCGGAGTTAAACCGATGCGTACAAGATAATAAAAAAGGGAGGGAATCTACCAAGTCAGACTATTATAGTCTATTGGCAAATATATCTCAATCCGTAGGGTTTTCAGTACCTGAAACGACATTAGCTGGGATAGTAGCAGAACATATTAGGCAACTAAACAGACAGAAGTATAATGAATCAAGGTCAAGTAACGCAGTTAGTAAGTGAAGAAGCCATAGAACAGGTTAAAGACCTAAAAAAGGCTATGAACGAGGCTTTTAGTGCGTTTGAAAAGTTTATAAGCGATTCAAACGGCTTTGCTACGCTTATTAGTGGTCATACTACTACTATGAAGCAGTTTACTACGGCAGTTCAAGAATATGTACTCGCTTCGCAACATTTAGCAGAGAATAAAAAAGGATATGAGACTTTACTTAAACGCATTGAAGCAGCAGAGAAAGCAGCAGCACAAGCACAGGAAGCTGCTACAAAAGCAGAGAAAGCAAAGTCAGAAGCTATGCAACAAGCAACTAAGAGTATCAATGAAGCTAACGATGCCTTAGATAAATTCCAAAAGAATACAAAAGATGCTACAAAGGATACAGATAACTTAAATAAAGAGTTAGCAAAGGGCAGTTCATGGGCAAGGACTTTTCAAAATGCTTTTAGATATTTAGTAGTTGGACAAGCAATACGCAATACACAACAAGTAATGCAACAAACTATAAAGCATTGGTACGAATTAAATAAACAAGTAGAATTTAATGCCTCAACGCTCGCAGGTATTCTTGGTACTACAACTGATAAAGTTCACGGACTTACTATGGAAGCGAGAGCATTATCCACAGAACTCGGTATTAGTGTACAAAAAGTACAAGAATTGCAGATAGTACTTGCACGTATGGGTTTTGCTCGAACAGAATTATCTGAATTAGCAAAAGTATCATCTGACTTCGCAATAGCAATGAATACGTCAGCCGAATCTGCTGCATCAGTAGTAGGATATATTGCACGTTCATACAAAATAGCAACAGACGATATTCGTGAGACTATGGATTTAGTAACTAAGGCTACTACTATGTCAGCGATGAATTTTAATTATATTCAAACGTCAGTATCTATTGTATTTGGAGTAGCACGAGCCTTTAATATTGAATTAAAAGAATTGTTAGCACTTCTTGGGGTGATGGCTAATGCCGGTTTCGATGCTTCTCGTGGTGCTACTGCTGTAAGAAATATTATTCTTAATATGGCCGATGCTAATGGTAAATTAGCACGTTCACTTGGCGGAGTATATAATACTCTTGATGAAATGTTACCGGCATTAAATCAACTCCGTAAACAGGGAATTGATTTAGCACAAACACTTGAATTAACTGATAAGCGTTCAGTAGCAGCATTTAATAATTTATTAAATAATGTTGATGCAGTATATAAACTAAGAGATGCGTTAGAAGATGTAGGTGGAACATTAGAATTTATGCGTACTAATCGTCTTGATACTTTGCACGGTTCTACTGAAAAAATGAAAACTGCATGGGATAATCTCTTATTGACATTTGGTAATACGGGTAATATTCGTAAACTTATTGATATAATAGGTGAATGGCTTAATACGCTATCACAAACATTTGCTCAACAAGACCTATTCTTTGACCCAAGTTCACCGTCATTTGCAAATATAGAAGTAATACAGGCATTTGGAGACCAATACGGTGGTTTAGTAAAAGAGTACAAGGATAATATTGAAGAAAATACAAAATTACTAACAGATGCCCAAGAAAAAAATGCCAAGTTATTAGAGCAAGCGTGGGAAGAATATTGGAAGAGCATAGGTAAAGCAGGTGCAGCAGGAGTAGAATATGATACTATATTTGCAGGATTCAAAGACTATTTGGAAACGTATAAAACTGCAAGTGGCGAAACAGTAACGTCCATTGAGGAGTTACAGTTAGAACAGACTAAAAGATTAATAGAAAATCAACGATTTGCACAAAAAGAGTTTACAGAGGCTATTATCGAAGGTATGCAAACGAGTGGTAGAGGTGGAATATTCCGTAGAACATCAATAGCAGACCAATTAGGTATGTCTGATGCGGATATACAAGAGCTACGTTCAAAATTGCAGGTTTCAAAGGATATACTAAAAACACTTGGCGAAGCTATACCTAATAGAGATTTTAGTAATGCGGATGAACTTGTAAGATTACTTGCTACTCGCATATTTGATACGAGTAAAACATTTATAACTTTTGAAGAGGCATTAAAAAGAGCTAATCTGCAATTATTTAATTTTAAGTTATTAAGTCAAGAGTATAATCAGCAGTTTGGAGTAGTTGATGTAACAGCAAAGAAACTCATTGATACTTGGAACGAACTCACTTCCCAAAAAAATAAAACTGTATTTACTGTACCTTCAAATAATAAAGCAGAATTAGACCGAATACAACGGGCAAGAGAGGAATGGGAACGCAAAGAGCGTGATGCTGCAATGAAACAGCAAGCTGAATTATTGAAGATAGAACAAGATGGGTATAAACGTAGAGCGCAAGAGCATGATATTGCATACGTTGATAGACTTGCAGCAGTAGATGACTATGTTGAGCAATCAAGACGTATTATTGAACTCGATAGACAAGCAGGTCAAGCACGACTTATTGAGCAATACCAAAAAGACTTTCCTGGTGCTACACGAGAACAGGCTATGGGTGCTACTGTTGAACAAAGGTCTTTACAAGAACAACAAGCACAGACTGCTATGAATAAAGTCATGGAAGAGGGACTTCGCATGAAGCAAAAGATATTCAATGACTTTGCAAAAGATATGCAGGATTCTGCACGTACCGAAGTAGAGAATAGACGACTAATTGTTACTACGGAAGAAAAGAAAGCATTAAATGAAGCTTCGGATTTATATGGACAAGGTAAGATGAACTACCAAGAGTATCAATCTGAACAGAATAGAATAGCTCGCAGGTA